TCAAAGAGAGAGCGCCACCTGTCCTGATTTCATTGGATGCGGCTGAACCGGATTTGACTCTTTTGGCGTTGCAATCGAACGAACAAAAGTTTCATGGGTAACAAAAGTATGGCTGCAGTTAATGTTCTGGCACTGGTTGTAACGCTCTTTGGTCAATGAAGATACCTGAAAACTGCTGCGAGTATGGGCGGCACTTCCACACAGTGGGCAAATCATCATTTTTCGAGTTCTCCCCATTTTTGCTAAATTCACAATAATGATACCGCATTATTCCATTTTGCAAACTTAAAAGTTCTCCATTGCGAAGAGTCATTCCATTTCGAAATCATCAATCCTCACTTCAAGCTCCAGACTGGTCGTAAAACCGTTATCCGGGCTGACGGTATGCGTCAGAGTCGTAATGGTCCATTCCGCATCATCTATCGGCTGTTTAAAGCCACTGACCTTCACAGGCATTTCTGTGTAGAGATCTGCCCGCCCTTCCGCCAGTTGTAGCGAGAATGATGCAACGCCGCGTTGCAGGCGTTCCCACTGCATTTTCGCTGCCCGTTCGGCGTTGCTCCGGTTGGCATAAGTGCGATTAAGTACCAGCACGTTTTCATCCGTACCCACCAGGTAATCGCCCTGCTTCGCTTCCGGCTCTTTCTTCTGCTTCTTAGTCCTGCGCTTACGCTTCACCGTGGTGCTTTCTTTCTTCGCGGGTTCGCGGGTATGCAACCAGCTGGCAATGACGCCCGTGTAAGCTCCGCGATCTGCCAGGGTAAAGCGGTGACTGTCGCCGTCCTTGCGTGTGATAGTGATCACCGGTAGTGGTTTACCGCTGGCGCTTTTACCCTGCCCCTGCCGGATGAATAACAGATTGCCATTTTTCACCGACGCAATAGCACCGTACTGGCGCGCCAGCCGCATCAAAAAACTGCCGTCACTCTCATTAGTCTGGTCTATATGCTCCACGAGTTTATCCGACAAGTCTTCACCCAATGCCATCTTCAGTTTGTGCCGCGCAGCTATTTCCTTCACCACTTCCCCAACGGTGGTCTTGTGCCACGACTTTTCACGGCGGGTATTCAGCGTTTCACGAAAATCAGCACTTCGCGCCCGGATAGTCAGGCGATCCGGTGCGCCAGTGTGTTCAATCTCGTCCACCGTGAATGCCCCTTTCGGGAAAAGCGGCTGTCCCTTCCAGCCCAGCGCCAGCGTAATGACAGCCCCACGGCGCGGCAGCACGATTTTTCCATCGGCGTCGTCCAGCTCCAGATCAAGCTGGTCCGCTTCAAAGCCCCGGTTATCCGTCAGCGTCAGCCCCATCAGGCGGTTGTCCAGCACAGTGGTGATATCCCTGCCTTCAATACTGATGCTGAATGCCGGAGTTTTGTTGCCTTTGTTAAGCAGTTCAGAGCTGAAATTCACGACAGCAGCCCTCCCACCGTTTTACTGATATCGCTTAAGGCAGATGTTGCCGTTCCCTGCAGATTATTCAGTTGCGCACTGAGATCACCGAACATATCGGACAGGGATTCATCCACGCGTTTTAGCGACAGGGTGAACTCAATCCGGCGCGGCATACCGTCGCGGAAAAACTCCGTTTTAGTCTGATTCAGTCCCTCAATCACATACATGCCGTAAATCGTGCCGCTGCCTTCAATCAGGGGCCATGCTTTTCCCTGTTCTGCCATCTGCTCCAGAGCCAGCAACGACAGCCTGCCGCCCGTTACCTCCGGCATAAGAACACCAGAAAGCGTCAGCATGTCGTTGTCCGGTCCCAGAAACTGCGTTGACGGGCGTCGGTTTACCCGGCTGTTTGCCGCATGTCGCCAGCTGCGTTGATACTGCAGCTCCTGATACGGCACGGTGCGCAGCATAAACACGTACAATCCCAGCACCATCATCATGCGTCGTATCCCCCCTGATCGCTGTAGTTACTCCTGGCTTTTGCCTTCAGCCTGCGTTCACGTTCATCAAGCTGGCGGGCCACCTCCCGCGCAATATCCTGCGCACTTTGTCCTGGCTGCGTCTGAATGATGATCTGCATCGGTGCCTCAATCCGTTGAACGGGCGGCACAGTGGCTGCACGACTCACCATCGCTTCACCGCCTTTCGCGGGAAGTGCCAAAGGGTGCAACGGTGGAAGCTCTGCTGGCGTAGCAGCAACACCCATCATTCCGGCAACAACGGCAGCCAGTGCAGCTGTATTTCTCCGGCTGGTCACATTTGCCGGGCCGTTAACAATTTCCGGCCCGTTTTCACCGACGATGCCAAACTGCCCGCGCGGGATATACCCGCCGCTGTCATACATCCCCGCAAAGCCATATCCCCATGACGGAAAACCACCCGATGGCATCATCACTTTACCGTCTGCATTCACCGTCGCAGGTTGCTGACGCGTCACGCTTTCCGGCAGTTTCGCCTTTGCGGCCTCTTTACTGACAATGCCAAGTTTCTCCAGCAACCAGGAAACGCCGGATTTCAGGGAGTCCAGCGGATGCATGACCATATTCAGCCCTTCCGCCAGAGCCTCCCCGAATCGTCGCCCCATTGCCGCTGCACTCTGCAGTTCGGCAGAGGTCGACTTAACGGGCGTCAGCAGATCAGTAAACCAGCCCCACAGCGCCTGTACTTTGTCGCCAATCCACTGAAACACAGGCTTAAGTGGTTCGAATGCAGCACTGATGGGACCTGCCGCCGCTTTGAATCCCTCCACCACGCCACCGAGAAATGCGGTGATGGGTTGCCAGTATTTCCAGACAACCAGCGCCACGCCTGCCAGTACAGTAACCACAAGACCTATCGGACTGAGCAGAGCACCTAACAGACCAGATATGGCATACAGGGCAACGCGCAGCATCGCCAGTGGACCAGATGCCAGTACTCGCAGCACCGTGCCTGCGGCGGTCAGTCCACCGCGCAGTACCGCCAGAGGATTCATAAACATCACAGCAACAGCACGTAAACCGGATAATCCAGAACGCAAAAGTGCAACCGGCGCACCTGCTACAGTTTTCAGGACATTTCCCGTCAGTGATGCCGTGCGGCGCAAAGACGACAACGGCGCAGTAAGTAAACCCGCAGCATTGCCCGATGAAGCAAGCCCGCGTCGCAGCAGTGCCAGTGGTGCGCCAGCCAGCCAGGACAACGCGTTGCTGGTTCGAGTTACTGCTGCCGTAACGGAAGGTAACGTTTTGATACCCAGCACAGAGAATCCCAGACGGATGACTGCCAGCGGCCCCAGCACAGCAGCCAACACCACAGCCAGGGTGCCGAGGCCCACAGTAACAGCAGCCACAACCGCGGCTACTTTCATCAGTGTGCCCGTCAGTTCAGGGTTAGCTTCCACCCAGCGACGCAACGCCCCCGTGATGCTTTTCACCGTGTACAGAATATCCATCAGCGGCTGGCGCAGCGTTTCGCCCAGGCTGCTGAAGGTGTTCTGCGCTCCGGTTTTGACCAGCAACCACTGCGCAGAAAGTGAGTCCTTGTTAATGTCGGATTCTTTCTGCATCGAACCGAGCGCATCATTGCCCGCTGTCAGTTTTAGCTGGCGCTGCAGTTCCGGCAGGTTGTTTGCCAGTTTCGCCGCATCATCGCCAAACTCTTTACCAAACAACATGGTCATGGCAGACAGGCGCTTATCCTGCGGCAGTGCGTTCACCTTCTCCAGTACGCGCTGGATAGTTCCCATCGCATCCTTCGTCATCTGCTTTTCAATCACTTCAGGATTGAGTTTCAGCAGATTCATTCCTTCAAAGAAACTCTTGCTTTGCATGGTCGCAATGGACAATTCACGCACCATCGCGTTGGCAGCACTGGCAGCGACCTCCGGCGCAGCCCCCAGTGTCAGGAAGGTGGAACCCAGCGCCGCCGCTTTACGATAATCCAGACGATCAGCCACACCGCCCAGGCGTTGCATGACATCAATGATGTCTGCCCCTTTCGACATAGCGTTATCATCCAGATAGTTCAGCGCATCACCGAGCTGTTCAATATTGCGGGTTGGTATTTTGTAGAGCTGGGCGATTTTCCCCAGACTTTCTGACAGTTCATCCGCTGGCAGCTCAAAGGCTGTTGCCGCCTTTGCTGCCGTACTGGCGAAGGCCAGCAGGTCACGTTTCTGGTCCTCCCAGCTGTCGTCAGGGTTTGCCACATTCATGCGCGCACCACCTTCAACCAGTGCGGCGAAGTCCACAGCACCGTTTTCCATTGGCAGCTGTTCACTGGCAGCTTTGATGGCATCCTGCATTTCGTAAAAACGCGCAGTGCGGTTGCCATTATCGTCACGCAGACCATTGACCTGCTTTGCCACACCTTTCATGGCATCTTCCATGCTGGTATAGCTTTTTACCGCCGCCATCACTGGCGCACCCATTGCCAGCCCTGCAGCCGTGGTAGTGGCTCCGGCTCCTGCGATGCGATCGCGCACTTCAAGCCGTCTTGAGTATTGTTCTCTGGCAGCGTTCATCCGTGCCTGTTGTTCACCCAGACGTTTAAGTGCTTTTTGCTGGCCCTCCAGTGCCTGCCTTGTTTCTTCAGCATTTTTCTTAAGTTCTCGCTGGGCACTACTGAGTTGTCTGGTATCAATCCCTGATTCTTTAAGTGCCTGACGTTGTCTCTGGACCGCCCCCAACAAGCCGTTATAGGTCTGCTGAAGTTCCTGTACTCGTGTTTTGGCCTGACTGAATAACTTTGCCTGCGCGGCGGTTGGCCTGTTAGTGGCAGCAAATTGTGTGGCGAGTTTTGCCGCCTCTTCGCGGGCTGCGTTCAGGTTGTTGGCTGTTATGGCTAGTTGCGAGCGCGTCTTGCGAAATTCATCAATTCTGCCAGCCTGCTTATTCAGTTCTTTGAGGCTGTTTCGGGTATTCTGAATTGCGCCAGCCAGCTCTTTCGAACTGGCCTGTGCAGCACGGAATGGGCGGGTGAGTTTGTCAACCGCATTAAGAATGACCTGCAGGCGCAGGTTATTATCACTCATCGTTGGCCCCGCTTCTCTGAATCGCTTTATACCGCCATTCCAGCACTTCGGTCAGCGGCATAACGTCAGTAACGGATGGCGGCCAGTGAAAGATGGTGGCGATATCAGCCACCAGATCGTCAACCGTCAGGCTGTCGGTAAACCGGCAAGCACCGACTTCTTCAACAAAAAAGTGACAACCTCAACCGACATGGCAGTGAGATCTGCCGGGTCCATCTCTGCAATTTCCTGTGCAGTCAGTGCCGGACTGGAGATGCGGGGGATCACGGTCATCATCGCGTTCACATCCATATCCATAATGGCCTGCAGGCGTGTACCGCGCAGCGCACCGGACTGCGGTTTACGCAGCACAATTTCGGTAATTTCTGTTTTACCGCGCTTGATAGGGGTATCCAGTTGAATGGTCTTTTCAGTCTGCTTATCGCTCATTTTGTTGTCCTGTAAATTTGGTTCTGGCGCGGAATCCCGCGCCGTTCAGATACATCAGAGGCCGAGGGCGTTGCGGTGTGCTTCCATCAGGTCCACACCGTCCACAATTTCCACCATGTTGATAAGGTCCACTTCATAGAGCACCTCACCATTGATGGTCAGCTTCGCGTAGCTGTTGGTACTGGTCACTTTGGTGGTGTTGCTTTCGCCCGTCTTCCACTCACCGGAATCCACTTCTTTGTGACGTCCACGCACCACAAGCTCCACGGCCTGCACTTCCCCGGTATCGTCACGCTGGATAGAGCCGGTAAAGCGCAACTGGATGCCATCCACCGTGGCTTTGCCCATCTGCTTAAACAGCAGCAGTTCAGTACCACCAATGGAAAATTCTGTGTCCAGCGCACTGTCATCAAGCCCCAGATCCACATCCACTGCCCCCGGCATTCCGCCGCCGCGATACTTCTCATATTTGCGGGTGAATTTCGGCAGCGTCAGCGATTCAACGATCCCCTGCCAGTTGTTCCCGTCGTTAAACAGGTTCAGGTGTTTTAATTTGCGTGGTAAAGCCATGTTGTCCCCTTACGCGCTGACCTAGCTGGCGAAATTCACCAGGTACTGATCGGTGATGCGCTGACGCAGCATCAGGTTTTCAAGTGGCGGCACTGGCGTGTAGTCATAGTCGATGGTGAGTTTTCCGGCTTTCAGCGTGTCTTTGTCGTTCACCGACTCATCCAGCCAGCAATCACCACCAATGAGATAGCCCTGGCTGACCAGACTGCGCATTTTGGCGCGGATACCTTCGATAATGTCGCGGGCCAGCGACGGGTTAAGCGGTTTGTCCACCGCCCACATGTGCGCTTCTGCCATCGTGTCCGTCAGCACCTGCGCCGTGCGGGTGTAGTTTTCGAAGGCAAAGAGCGGATCATCACTCAGACAGCGGGAACCCCAGAAGCGGAAACCGTCCTTGCGGATAAGGGTGGTGACGTCGTTCTGGTTAAGCAGACCTGCATCGGTTGCCGGGTCCTGCAGATCCCAGAACACATCAGCAGAAATTCCGGTGACACCGTTCACGCCCACGTTGGACAGGCTTTTGTGCCATCCGGTCTGCTCGTCAATTTTGGCGCGCAGGCCAAGCGCACGCGCGGTGGCGTATGCCGTTGCTTCGGCATTCAGCACCGTGTCCCAGCTGATAAAATCCGGCCAGATCAGCATCCCTTCACGCTGGCTGAAGTTTTCACGGTAAGTGATCGCCTCCTGCACCGTCTTGCAGCCATATGCTGACAGGTAGGCAAACCCACGCAGGCTTTGCGCCACACTCAGCAGCTCAGTCGCAACGGCTTTGTTATCGTGACCTGGCACGCCGAGAATGCGCGGTTTAACGCCGAGCTGTGTCTGAGCAGATAACAGGGCTTTCATGCCTGTTTTTTTACCTTCAGCGGTCACTGCGCCGATGATATTGGTCGTAGTTTCTTCTTCCGTTTCACCCTGCGGCACTCGCACAACAACGGTCACGGGTTTTGCCTGATCAGCGATGGCGTCCAGCGAACGGGCCAGCGTACCGGACTCACCCGCTTTACCACTGGCGGTCAGCACGTCAGTGATCAGAACGGGTTTATTAAAAGGAAACATTTTTGCATCGGCATCATCGCCCGTGCAGACCATGCCCACGATGGCGGTGCTCACCGTGGTAATGGATCGGGTGCCTTCGTTGACTTCAACAACGCGCACTCCGTGGTGGTAATCCTGAGCCATAAGGCAGTCTCTCCGGTTGTAGAGGGGGTCTGCCTATGTTCTGGTTGATACGCGCAGGGTGCACGCGATGGGGGTTGTATGGAAAATGGCACAACGACGGGGTGAAAAAATCCCCGCAGGCGCGGGGCAGGAATTTAAATTTCTGGTAGTTTGGGCCAGTTAATATCAGGGGCTGTGCTGATATCTATTGCTGCTACCACGTCGATATAGTCAAGAACGGAATCGAGCTTTACTGTTTCTTCCGCAGTTAATTTTCTTCCGGCCTGCAATTTTAGTTGAATCAGAACAATGGAAGACATGGCATCATCAATCAGTGACTGGCGTTGCAGTTCAGCCGCATCCACTGCTGCGTTATGTTGCGCTTTGGTATCCGTCACCCATTTCTCACCATCCCACTTATCGTATGGTGTTAACGGAGCAATAGTGGTTGTCTTTTCAGGGTAATCTCCCGGCACTGTGATTTCTTTTGAGTCCCCCGTTTCGGTGTTATAGACGATTTCACCGCGATGGTCTGGCACATATTCCCATGAGTTTAAATCCGCAGAGCGGCAGATGGCATAACCAGCTTTATATGTTCCTGGTGCATCTAAACAGGAACATGCCGGAATACCGACACCAACAGCAAGATATTCAGTTGATGTGGAAATATATTCTCGTGTTTCACCATTATAATTATAGACAGTAATATCCCCCGCCTTCGTGGCAATAAACTCGCTATTTAATACGGCATTATCCATTATGCAGCCCTCACGATGTAATTAAATGAAAGGTTACGAGGGCGCATTGATATCCATGCCCCGGTAAAATTATCCTCCGCTGTCCTTTGAGTACCCGTTATGGAGTTATCTGCTGATGCAGGAACATAATCGCTATTATTTCCTGCTTTAGGATTAGCTGGGTTTCCAACAGTTATAACAGAATCAGCAGTAGCAAAAGCGATACCTACTTTGACATTAGTATTCAGATCGTAACCGTAATAATCCTGCAAAGCTGTACGAATAAATGTTGCAGCCTGACCACTTAGCAATGAACGCCCCGTATCAATCCCTCTAGAATCATCCCAGCCACGAATAAACTCACCACGTAAATCAGGCAATTTATTTGTCGGATAAACCTTTGCCAGTTTGGGATATTCTTCAGCCGAAAAAGCCGCTCCGTTGCATTTCAGCCAGCCTGTCGGTGGAGTGGCAGAAGGCCACGGAACAGGGACACCAACAGGTAATGCAGAGCCATCCCCTAAACCAAGATAATCAAGAACGCCCTGTGCGCTGGGCTTGCTAAGAATGGCACGCCCAACACTTGTCAGTGCAGTTAAGGCAGCCCGATCTTCCCCTGTAAAATAAGGGAGTTTATCTTTTGATGTAGAAAGCCCTGCCAACGCCGTTAAAGTAGCATCCTTTGGCTGCTTCCCCGCAAGGGAGTTAGTTATTGTCGTGGCAAAGTTCGGGTCATTCCCCAGCGCCGCCGCCAGTTCGTTCAGTGTATCCAGTGCCGCAGGTGCAGAACCCACCATTGCCGCAATCGCCGATTTCACAAAAGCCGTAGTGGCAATCTGTGTATTGTTGACCGACTGCGCCGCCGTGGGGGCTGTTGGCGTTCCGGTGAGTGCCGGACTCAACAGCGGCGCTTTCAGTGCCAGCGCATTATTAATGGTGGTACTGAATTTCGGATCATTGTTAATGGCTACGGCTATTTCTTTCAGCGTGTCCAGCGTAGCTGGCGCACCATTAATAATAGCCGTCAGTGCAGCCTGAACAAACGCGGTGGTCGCAACCTGCGTGGTGTTATTCCCCGCCGCTGGCGTTGGCGCTTTGGGTGTCCCGGTAAACGTAGGACTTTCTTTCTGTGCATACTGTGAATGCGGGTCCGGTGCGGCAAGATGTTTTGCCATCAGGTCATCCACGTACACCTTCAGCTCCAGTACCTTATCATCCACATACTTGCGGGTTGCCAGCACTACGGCAGGGTCGATTTTCAGGGTGATATTGTCCGTGCAGCTGGTAATCAGCACCATGCGCACGGTCTGGGTACGCCCGCTGCCTTCAGCCAGTTGCGGCTTATAGCTTTCCGGGCAGTTTCCCACGGCAATCAATGCCCCGGACTCATCAAACAGGCCCACTTCACGTATCCACCAACCGCCCTCGTTTTCAGGGATCACCTGTTCAGCAATAATCTGGCTACTGTTCTGCGGGTCGATATAAAGCATATTCAGCGCAGCCCGGCGTTTCTCATTTACCAGTGCCGTCTGCTTTGCGTCCGGCGTTGGCAATACTCCGCCGCCATCGCCCACCGCCATATGGGTAATTTTTAGCGGCACACCGAGCGCGGCGGCACTGGCAAGTTTTGCCGCGCCAATATCCGTCAGCAGGGTATAAAATTTTGTGCTCATGGATTCACTCTCATTGTGTCAATAACATGGACCGCCCCGCCTTCATGCGCGGTGCCACCGGAAATAATCGTTTCGTTGATATACGGATAGATCGTGATTTCTTCGCCAAGATAGCTGGCGGCTCCCACCCAATGCGGGCCGCTGGTCTGCAGATTGATGGACATGCCGATCATGTGGCGGCTACATGGTTTGGCATCGCTTATCAGTCGCTCAAGTTCCAGATAGGTATCTTCAGTGATGCCCTGGTCCTGCACGCCGATATCCAGGCGAAACGTGCCCGGTGCCTCTCCGGTCTGCCACCACTCAATAATGCGGATCAAAAAGCCGAACGGCTCCACCACCCGCCGCACGGCACTGGTGGTCCCTTTATGCTGATGAATATAAAAAGCATCCTTCACCACCTGGCGCTTGACGCTTTCTGTCCAGCCCTCGTCCCAGCGATCCACAGAGAACGCCCAGGCGAGATAAGGCAGGAAACTGACCGGACAGGTTGCCGGATTCCACAAGTCACGAAGCGGCACCTGCAGATCAGAAATCCCGCTGCAGGTTTGCGCCAGTCGGCGCTCCAGTGGTGTTGAACCCGGTGGCAGCAGACTATTCATCCGTTCCTCCGTTGGTTACGCTCCACTGCGTACATGATGCCGCCTGTGTTTTGTTCAGGACCATATCCGCCAGAGGAGAAGCCAGCTCCACACGCTGCACACCCTCAACATGCAGGGCGGCAAAGATGGCGCTACGGCGAATATCCCGACCAAGACGCGTCTGACTGGCGATGTACTTCTGCAGGCTGGCTTTTGCCGCTGCCATTACCGGCTCTGCTTCCGGTCCCGGATAGAGAAAAATAGTGGCTTCCACCCGGTACGGGATGATTTCTGCGCTGCGAACCGTAAGACGGTCAGCCACCGGGCGGACGTTCTCACTGTTCAGAGCTTTTTCCACCACGTCCAGCAGGTCTTTTTCTGCTGTTCCATCGCCTTCGCGGCTCAGGACAGTCAGCACCACCTCTGCAGGTGCCGGACTGGTTGCACTGGCATCCGCCACCCGACCGTCGGCGCTTCGGGCATGAAATTCATAAGCGGCAGTTGGCCCCGCAACCGAAAGCCCTTCAAAAGCCGCAGGCACACGCAGGCGTAACGCTTCATCACTTTCCATCACAGCCGCGACGGGCGGCACAGCGTCATTATCAGCAGGCGTCACCGTCAGGCGTTTCACGTTGTAATTGGCAGCGAGCTGGTCCAGATCGCTCCCTATGGCATAAGCCGCCATCACCGCCTGCGCGGCTTCGTTAATGCGCTGGCGCAGAAGCAACTCACGATAAGCGTTCTCCTGCAACAATTTGGTGACGGGTTCAGATTCCAGTTCCAGTGTGCGGCTCACTGCTTCCTGCTCATCTTTCGGATGAAGCGCCACAAATTCTGCCTTGCGTTCGGCAAGCAACGTATCAAAGTCCGGCACATCCACAATCTGCGGCGCAGGCAACTGCGAAAGGTCAATCACTGCCATTCTCTGCTCCTGTTGATACGGAAAGGGAAACAGGTACACCGTTATTACGCCGCCCGGTCAGCTCCACCACCATTGAACCGTCAAAATGGCTGTTGATGGTGATGGAATCCAGCGTCAGCCGTGGCTCCCAGCGACTCAGCGCCACATACACTGCCGACATGACCTGCAAGCGTAATGCCGGATTTTGTGGCTGGTCTATTAGCGACGACAGCAGGGAACCATATTCACGACGAGCAATGCGGCTACCCTGCGGCGTCAGCAGAATGTCCCGCACCGACTGGCGCAGATGGTCAATATCAGTAATGACTTTGCCGCTGGTATTGTTCATCCCGCTATAAAGCGTCATACCGGGCCTCCGGTTGTATCGCCGCCTTTCAGGACGCCAGTATGCTGATGCGCATCAACCACGATCCCGTTAGAACTCATCGCTCCGCCGCCCTGGGTAACGCCACCATTGATCACCACTTCGCTGTTAATGCGCGTGCGGTCAGCCTCCAGTACAAACTCACTGGTTTTCATGGTGATGTTGTCAGCGGCCTCAATGACCATTGATTTGATGCCCCTGACATACCAGCGCCCGGTGGCGGGTTCGTATTCAAACCAGCCACCGTCAGGATGTTCTGTCACGCAGGCGTCTGCCGACGTCGACGGTGGTGCGAACTGATTCGAATAGACAGCGGGCAGCGCAAAGGCAGTTTCCAGATTGCCGCCCAGACTCAGTAGCACCACCTGCTCACCTTCCGATGGTTTCCACCATGTGCGGGCATTACCCGCGCGCAGCGTCAGCCAGTTAATCCAGTTGGTTTCAAGGTCGCCCGTTTTCACCCGACAAAGCCAGTGTTCCCGGTCCACTTCGGTGACTACACCAGTGCGGATCAGATTGGTGATAAGGCGCATGATTTCAGTCAGTTGTGCATTCATGAGAGCGATCCTTGCACAACCGGGTAGAGTGATGTAATACAGAGCGTATGTATGGAGAACCACACAAAAGAGAAACAATTTCTAAGGTATTTAAGATGACACAAATCGCAATTTATGGATTTAATTTCACTAAAAAAATCACATTTGACGGTGGTGAGTTAACTCCTATTTTCAGTTCATGGAGTGAGTTAAAAAAAAATGGCTGGGCTAATGATAGGTACATCCTCACTGGTTTTTTCAAACCAAACTCGAATAACTACGCCACTCAACAGCAGCTTATTTTTGATTTACAAGCAGTTCTTAGTTTTATTGAACAAAAAAATGTAATCATTTCAGGAGAACTTGAAAATGATGAAACCCCTTTCAATTTCAAACCATCCCTACCCAAAAAGCTTGACAAAAAAAGAGATAAGGGTGCTGGCATTATCATCATGGAAGATTATTTTGCACCAAACAGCCGAGAAAATTTTATTTGCTTAGCCATGGAAAAACTAAATAGTAAAGCCATGCTAAAACAAGATGCCTTTAGAACATCATTTTTTAAATCAATGCTAGCTTTCCGCGACTCAATAAATTATATCGACGTCAGATATTATTTATTATTCTCGGCACTAGAAGCACTTTGCAGATTTATTAAAAATGACTACTCCCCTGCCAAAACGCCACAAATAATCACTCAGGTTTTAAAAGAATATGGTTTTAATGTCGAAAAAACAGGACATACATTAGCTCAAAGAAACATTATGCATTACTGCAAACTCCGTCACTCGCTGTTCCACAATGGTAAATACATTGCCTATCTTGATGAAAAAAACTCAGATGGCAAAATTGAAATTCAAGATTACTCATCAAATTTGAATTTACTGGTGCCACTTGTACTAATGAAATTCATAGGATTTGATGACAATTATATAAACTGGGACTCATGGATTGATAGGAATCCATTTATCAGTAAAAAGTAAACTAAATTTTATAAATGTGGTTTTATTTATCTCTGTAACCAATTTAGCAAAGCATCCTGAATGACAGTTTCCACATCATCATTTACGCCTAGGAGACGACGCTCTGCGTAACGGACCTCCGGTCCTCTTCGACTGATGCGATCACGCAGGCCGTAGTGATGAACGCGGGCAATGCGCTGCACCTTACCTTCAAACTGCACGCTGGCAGAATCGGCGCTGGCGGCAGTTTTCAGGTATTTTGTGGTGCGCAGCTTTGTAAACATCTGACGTTTTATGCGCCCCTTTTTACTGCGTGCGGTTCATAACTGCTGCCATCTGGATTGCGCTGCATCCTGATATTCTGCTGCTGTGTCCGGCGCAGTTCCTGCGCCAGCTGGCGCATCATGCGGCTTCTCGTGGCTGGTTCCAGATTCGCCAGCAAGGCACTCAGCCAGTCGTCCACCTTCTGCAGTTCAGCCACGTTTCACCGTCCACATTTCTTCAGGTTCATCGGGTTCTGCTACAGCTTCAACGCTCGACACACTGCCGTCAGTGCTGACCAGCACACGTTCCGTCAGTTGCAGATTAAGGCTGATATCACAGACATCGTTGCGCAAAATATCCACATCAAAGGTGAATAGCTTTTCCCGTAACGCCGGGTTATTGATGGCATCGGGCTGGTTATCCCGAAGCCACAGTAAAACCGGGGCCATCAGCAGATTCTGGTCGCCGCTGAAATCCTCTATCACCACGTTCAGTGTATAGCGGTACTCCCATGACATGGAGCTGGCCCCCGTGGCAACCAGCGAACCGTTATCCACAAACAGATGCAGTTTGTCCGGGTTATTGCGGACATAAGGCACCGCTTTATTGAGGGCGTGGCGCAGGGATTGTGGTTTGTTCACTGTTTCGCTCCTGACACGCAATAATCATGTCCACTTTGTCTGCACAGACCGCCCAGGCGGCCTCCGTTTCATCCAGCAACGCATTCAGATCACCGTTAGTGCGCGGTGCTGCCTGCTCCAGCCGACACGGCGTCACTCGCGGACAACCACTGACGGTAAGCTGCACCTCCGGTGAGTGCCGGACGTTCCCGCAGCCGGATAATGTCAGCAGGCAAAGGAGTATCAGCCCAGTGGCGTAAATCCTCGTTCTCACGTTTCAGTTCCTCGATCCGGCGTTGTCGTTGTCTCAGCTGTGCGCTGGTCTGTTCTGCTTCGGCATAGAGCCGCGCCTGCTCCCGGTTATTGGTTTCAGTCAGAATGGACAGGCTGATAAGCTGGCTGTTGCTCTTTGCCAGTGCCTGGCTTTTGCTCTGCAGCTCGTTTGCCTGCGTGCTGATGGTCTGGCTGGCATCAGCCAGCCGCCACGTCTGCCAGCCCAGCGCCGCCAGTAATAACGCCAGCACAACCAGCAGCAACCGGTTCATGCGGCTACCTGTTGCGCCATCTGATTACGGGTGATCCAGAAGGCAATAACGGTCAGTAGATAAAAGACCAGGGTAATAGCCCACCCCGTCCATGCGAGACTTACAACAATCAGCAATCGCATCACCCAACTGATAAATACGTTTTCTTTTCGGGTAATTGTCTTCAGCAAAGATGCCCTTAACTCCTGCCAGAGCGGGCCATTCTGAATTAACGCAGCCAGTGCTACCGGAATTACCGCCCATGTCAGCAAACAGGCTACCCAAACGCCGGACGCTGCCAGTACCGGAAAGATCCCCTGCGGATACACCATTGCTGCGATTAACAGCGCCATCCATAACATCAGAAACAGTCCGCTGATTAATTTCTTTTTCATTTCAGTTTGCTCCCTGTAAACACCAGGCCATCTCCCGCGCACGGCGGTTATCCAGCCCCTGATTAAACACACCTTTCACATAAACCCAGCGCGGCAACTGTCGGCACGCATCCGCCCAGCGCCGCTGATTGAGTAATTTCACCAGCGTGGAACTGCAGGCATTGCCCGTCCCCACGTTGAAGGCAAACGACACCGTAGCGTCATACACCTTCTGCGGCGGCTGTTGCTTCACACACCTTTCCAGCGCCCGCTCCACACGTAGCACGTTGGAGATCAGCCCTTCTGCTGCCTGTCGTTCCGTAATAGTTTTGCCGGGAATGACGCCCGACGTATTACCAATGCCGTCGGTCCAGACACCCGCGCTGCACTGATACGGCTGCAGACGACAGCCTTCGTAATCGGCAATCAGTTTCAGCCCCTCCACGGAGGTGTGAAGTTGCTGAAACCCCGGCAGCGTGGCAGCAATAGCCAGCACGGCCCCGACAAGGCAGCGTTTAACGATTGATGGATTCATAGTCCTCCCGCGAGATCTGCCCGTCGCGCAGAAGCTGGTAGGCTTTGTGTTTGTAGTACCAGTTGATAGCCAGCATCAGCACACCAATCATCAGGCCACCCAGCGTTGAGGCATCCTTGATGGACAAATCGCCCAGCCAGGCCAGCACAACGGCGATGCAATACGTGATAAAGGCGCTGATTCGCTCAAGCGTCATAATTCAGTCCCATAGCTGGACGGTCTGCACGGTGGTGGTGGTCGGAATGTCCGGCAGCTCCACCTGCAGCCCGTGAGGTAAAAAAGGGCCAAATTCGGCAAGCCCCGGATTTGCCTTCAGTACCTGCTCCGTGACACCCTGCGTGCGCCCGTAATGACGCCAGCAAAGCGCGTCCACCGTGTCATACTGATGCGCACGCACTTTCATCAGATAAGCTCCACTGTGCAGTGCGGCGCATCCTGTACCCGGCAGATGGCCCAGCGGGCGTCACGCCACAAATCACCGCTGGCTTCTGCCAGTTCCTCGCCCCGCTTCACACCGGATGCCGTGGCGTCATAGTCCTGGTAACGTTCGTTGAGCATGGCGCGAGCCCAGCAGTAAACCGCGTTGAAATAGTGCTGAATTCGCTCGCTTTTCCCGTCCAGCTGTTCCGCCGGAACCTCTGCCAGCGAGGCATATCCCAGCATCTGCTGGCGTCTGCGAAACTCATACAGCTCTGCGTTGACCTCCGAAATTGCCGACAGCGCAACCTGCTTTAAACGCGGCTGCGTCACCGTGCCGTCAGTGCGCATCACACTGCGAAACTCCGACAGGTCCACATCAGGCCAGAACGGCGTATTTCTGATGATTTCCGCCTGTTCCGGTGCCTGTTCTGGCGCAACAAACTTCATGCTGCTTTCTCCTGAAATAGAGGGCGGTGGACGGGGTTTTGATGTGGCAGTGCCTTTCGCCACCCCGTGCCGCCCGTGCGCGGGGGCACGTTCTGTCAGCGGCTGTCATTGCGCAGTCTGCGCTCCAGCTGCTGTTTGTCTTTTTTCACGCCACAGCGGGGATCGAGCTGCAACGCATGGTTGAGATGATTAAGGGCGGAAGCCGGATTGCTTTCACTCAGGACAGCGCCAATCGCTTTATGCAGACGCGCCCGTGACTGGTCCGGCATATCCAGACCGTCTGTCAGCTCCAGCGTCTGCAACAACAGATCGGCATCAAAGCCGGTGGCGGCAAGCATTGCGCTCTGCGCGGCGTCTGCCATTTCCTCTGCCAGCACGGTCTGCACATTGCGGTTACCCAGTGGCATCACCCAGCCATGACGCAGGGCATGACGCCCGATCTCCAGCGCCCCGGCATAATCTCCGGCATCAATGCGCCACAGCATCACGTACATCAGCACGTCATCCTGTTGAGTGCCTCCGGCAGCCAGGACACCCTCTGCCCAGGCAGCGTATTTCGGCAGCAGCTCCACCTTGATTTCCGCTTTTTTGACCGTGGACTGAACGCCCTTGAGACGGCGGCGGTCTTCCGCCAGTTGCAGCAGCATCAGGTCATAGCCCGACGCGTGGCGAACACTGCCGCCCTCGCGGGCGGCCTGTTCAGCCTGAACGCGCAGGCGATGCTGCCGTGCGGGACTCAGGCTCATGAATTACGCTCCGGTTTCTGCTGCGGCGGCGCTGAAGTCGCCAATCTGGATGTTTTCCACCAGTGCGGCACAGCGGTAGTCCTCAACCACATAGGCTTCGTTAACGGATTCAAAGTTTTCAATCCGGTCACGTTTCGGGTTGTCGATAACTGAACGGCGGCGGGTGTCTTCCTGCCAGTAGATGGACAGGTTATCCAGACGGGTAATCAGCAGTGCATTCGGCGGGAAGAACGGCGCACGCACGGCCTGCAGGCCCCCCATGCGTTTCTGGCTGATGATCATATCGGCAGCCAGTTTTTCACTGTTTTCCTGCTCTTTGTTGACCAGCGGGAAATACTTGTCAGACAGCAGTTCACGACCGCAAATCACCACCAGATCGTCATCGTCCTGGTAGACCACGTCGATAAGCTCATTGACGGCATCCATCACCACGGCGTCCAGGTTGGCATATTCGCCACCTTTCCCGACTTTCACTGCGCCCGGTGTGGTTTCACCGCCCGTGGTGGTGCTGCCCATGACGTGATCCGGTGCATCCTCACGGATTTTCTGCAGCCAGCCTTTATTCACATCCTGCAGTAGCGGGTTTTCGCTACGGTTGGAGGTTTTCGCACGCTTCACGCCGTTAAAGCCGATCATGATGCGGTCCAGTGCCTGACGTTTCACGATGGCGTCACGGATACGCACCTGAAAATCCTGAAACTTCGCCCACAGGTCCAGCTTCGCGTAGGTCAGCACCGTGTCAAAGTTGGTCTGCTCGCATTTATATTCCACATCGACCATCAGCGTCGGATCGACAGGTTCACGCTCTTTCGCGGTGGTATCAGTGGTTCCGGCAATGGTGCTGCCAACTCCCAACCCCAGCAGCTGACCGGACTGCTCAGTCACTGGCGTGACGTTAATCAGCGTCAGGAAAGCGGCGGACTGCTGGATCTGGTCTTCCAATGTCTGCTGCACGGACGGCTCTACGGTGAACTTGCTGGACAGTTCTTCAACTGCCACACCGTTCAGACGCGCCAGCTGCTGCAGGTAAGCGTTAAAAGCAAAGCGGGTATTCTTCTTCATCGGGTTTTGTGCTCCATCAGCAATTGGTCAGAGTGTCAGCGGGGGCGTTACCGCCTGTTGCACACTGGCGGTAGTCCTGGCGGCTGTCTTCATGACTCAGCTTATTCACCAGTTCGTTAAAGGCGGTCTGCTGTGCCTGCAGGGCAGTCTCCAGCTCAGACAGACGTTCTTCCTGCTCAGACAGGGATTTTTCGGTCCGTGCGCTCAGGTTCTGCTGCTCAGTGGCGACCAGCTCCACGGCCTTATGCACATCAGAGAACCGGGCATCGTCGGACTGCTCTTTTTTGGTGAACAGCGCCGTGACGCGGGCAAACAGGGACGGCTTGTCCTCCTGGATTTCTTCCAGTTCGATCACCGTTTCCTCTGCGGCGGTAAAGAGATTGGCGGGATTCTGCTTGCGGTTTGCCAGCGGGTTATGGGCTGCACTGGCGCTGAATGTCAGCATTTCAGTGCCCAGACTGGCAGGGTCATCAGTGGCAGCCAGCCCGACCAGGTAGGCTTTGCCCGTATCAGCAAACTTTGGGCTGACTTCCATAGAGGTGAATAATTTCTGGCTTTTTTCACCAGCTCCACCAGGGACTCTGTTGGCTCAACGTCGGCATACAGCGCCATCTTGCCTGCCAGCGGACCTTCCGTGATTTCTTCAGCAAACAGCGCCGTCACCTTGCCGTAGCGGTTAAAGGTGCTGTCCGGCAGATAAGACTTGATGTGCTCAAGGTTAATCAGCGCGGTATACACCGCCGGGTTGTAGCTGGCTGCCATCTGTTCCAGCCATTCACGCTGGATTTCGCGTCCGTCGGTGGTGGCACCTTCCACCCCGATGCGAAAACGCTTTGCTTTCACTGTCATGAGCCGTGCTCCGTTAGAAAAAACTTACTGGAGCCTTATGGTTGCGGTGATAGGGGCAGTGAAACAATGCGCGGTATTTGTACCGACAACCACACAAACCGCAGGCGGGGAAAGCCTTCATTCAAGGCTGTAGGTTTGTGCCATGAACACCACACTGACACCCGCAGATCTCGATCCCCGTCGGCAGGCCATGCTGCTGTACTTTCAGGGATACCGCGTAGCCCGCATTGCTGAAATGCTGGGCGAGAAAGTTGCAACCGTTCACAGCTGGAAAAAACGCGACAAGTGGGGTGACTATGGGCCGCTGGATCAGATGCAGCTCACCACCGCCGCACGTTACTGCCAGCTCATTATGAAGGAGCACAAAGAAGGGAAAGATTTCAAAGAAATTGATCTGCTGGCGCGCCAGTCGGAGCGCCACGCGCGGATCGGCAAGTTTAACAATGGCGGCAACGAAGCCGATTTAAACCCTAACGTCGCCAACCGCAACAAAGGCCCGCGCCGTCAGCCTGAAAAGAATGTTTTCACCGATGAACAGATTGAGAAGCTGGAAGAAATCTTCCATTCCTCCATGTTCAACTACCAGCGTCACTGGTGGGAAGCCGGAAAAACCAACCGCATCCGCAACCTGCTGAAGTCACGCCAGATCGGCGCGACCTTCTATTTTGCCCGTGAAGCCCTGATTGACGCCCTGCTAACCGGACGTAACCAGATTTTCCTTTCTGCCAGTAAGGCACAGGCGCACGTCTTTAAGCAGTACATCATCGACTTCGCCAAAGAAGTGGAAGTGGAGCTGAAAGGCGATCCGATGGTGCTTCGCAACGGGGCCACACTGTATTTCCTCGGCACCAATGCCCGCACTGCCCAGAGTTACCACGGCAACCTGTATCTGGATGAATATTTCTGGATACCGAAATTCCAGGAGCTGCGCAAAGTGGCTTCCGGTATGGCTATTCACAAAAAATGGCGACAAACCTATTTTTCCACGCCATCCAGCCTGACCCACAGTGCTTATCCGTTCTGGTCCGGTGCGCTGTTCAACCGTGGACGCAACAAAGCCGACAAGGTGGACATCGACCTGTCCCACAGCAATCTGGCCCCCGGCCTGCTGTGCGCAGACGGGCAATACCGCCAGATAGTCACCGTAGAAGATGCGGTGCGCGGCGGCTGTAACCTGTTCGACCTTGACCAGTTGCGCATGGAATACAGCCCGGACGAATACCAGAACCTGCTGATGTGTGAGTTCGTGGACGATCTCGCGTCCGTGTTCCCGCTCAGCGAGCTGCAGGCGTGCATGGTGGACAGTTGGGAAGTCTGGACCGACTTTCATGCACTGGCCCTGCGCCCGTTTGGCTGGCGCGAAGTGTGGATCGGTTATGACCCGGCAAAAGGTACGCAGAACGGCGACAGCGCCGGATGCGTGGTGGTGGCACCGCCAGCCGTGCCGGGCGGTAAGTTCCGCATTCTTGAGCGTCACCAGTGGCGCGGAATGGACTTCCGCGCCCAGGCTGACGCCATCAAAAAACTGACCGAACAGTATAACGTGACCTATATCGGCATCGACTCGACCGGCGTCGGTCACGGGGTTTACGAGAACGTGAAAGCGTTTTTTCCTGCCGTCCGGGAGTTTGTCTACAACCCCAACGTTAAAAACGCCCTGGTACTCAAGGCCTACGACATTATCAGTCACCGCCGCCTGGAATTTGACGCCGGACACACCGACATTGCGCAGTCATTCATGGCAATCCGTCGCGCCACCACCGCCAGCGGCAACCGCCCGACCTATGAAGCCAGCCGCAGCGAAGAAGCCAGCCATGCCGATCTGGCCTGGGCAACAATGCACGCACTGTTTAACGAACCGCTGCAGGGCGAGTCCGCCAATGCCAGCAATATTGTGGAGATTTTTTGATGGGAAAGAGTAAGAAGAACCGCGCTGCGTCGACGAACCAGAACCAGCATAAAAGCCAGACTTCAGCCGAAGCATTCAGCTTCGGTGATCCCGTTCCTGTTCTGGACCGCCGCGAACTGCTGGACTATGTGGAATGCGTACAGATGGATCGCTGGTATGAGCCGCCCGTCAGCTTTGACGGACTGGCACGAACCTTCCGCGCCGCCGTGCATCACAGCTCACCGATTGCGGTGAAATGCAACATTTTGACCAGCACCTACATCCCTCACCCGCTGCTCAGCCAACAGGCTTTTTCGCGTTTTGTGCAGGACTATCTGGTATTTGGTAACGCCTACCTGGAGAAACGCACGAACCGATTCGGTGAAGTTATCGCCCTTGAGCCTGCGCTGGCAAAATACACCCGACGTGGGTTAGACCTGGATACCTACTGGTTTGTGCAATACGGTATGACAACCCAGCCGTATCAGTTCACGAAAGGCAGCATTTTTCATCTGATGGAACCGGACATCAACCAGGAGATCTACGGCCTGCCAGGCTATCTTTCTGCCATTCCATCCGCCCTGCTCAACGAGTCTGCCACGCTGTTCCGCCGTAAGTATTACATCAACGGCAGCCATGCAGGCTTCATCATGTACATGACCGATGCCGCGCAGAACCAAGAGGATGTGAACAACCTCCGCAATGCGATGAAAAGCGCCAAAGGCCCTGGCAACTTCCGCAACCTGTTTATGTACTCGCCTAACGGCAAAAAGGACGGGCTTCAGATCATCCCGTTGTCAGAAGTCGCGGCGAAGGATGAGTTTCTGAATATCAAAAATGTCAGCCGCGATGACATGATGGCTGCGCACCGTGTACCGCCACAAATGATGGGGATCATGCCGAGTAATGTTGGGGGATTTGGTGATGTTGAAAAAGCCAGCCGCGTCTTTGTCCGCAACGAACTGATGCCGTTACAGAAGCGACTGCAGGAGCTTAACGACTGGCTGGGCGAAGAAATAATTCGCTTCGAACCTTATATGTATTAGATATAGATTAGGCTCAGAAAGCGCCTGCTACTGCAGGCGCTTTGTTTACTCTTTAACAAGTGTGCCCCATACCGAGTCTTCAACCTCTTCAACAACAATATTGATGTTGCAAATAACATGGTCTTCACTTACTCGAGTATATCTGAATAACCTTGATTTCACTTTCCCACCAAACGACTCACGGTCTTTATTGTTGGTAATGTCGACATAATCCCCAACATTCGGAAGCATCAGGAGTGGATTGTCTTCCGAAGAACATCCTACAATCTCTCCATCATCAAGAGGTCGCGTATCCCCTTTACGTAAGTATTGAAAGTCATAGTTGTATATGGTTTTCATTGTCTATCCTTTTGAAAGTAACATCGCTGACGTATGTTGTTTCACAGTTCCATTTCCACATTAAGTCAATGAAATCAACATCATTTAATGTGTGCCAATATATTGCAACACGATCCCGAAAACTTCAAATCAATCTCTCCAATACGCGGGATTATTACTTTTTCGCCCCGTTACGCGCGCTCGTATCCCCGCCACGCCTGCTCACTTCACATAGTGGTTTTCATGCAATCGCATGAACTCTTCAAAGCCTCTCCAGAACTGGAGTGCCTAGACATAAACGATCCCTTTGCGATCATGCATTTTCATGCGCTATAGTCATGCAACAAACACATACAAACCATACGGTTAGATTACACATCAAATCAGATGGATTTAATGGCGGATTGCCACAGCAATTTTAAAGGAGCGATTATAAAATGGGTGGAGAAACTTCGGCTATACAACGAGTCGCAGGTAAAATTTCTGATGATATTTTCTCTGTATTCAAATGGGATCGCGCCGCTAGAGCGGACATGAATTGGGAATGTTGCCAAGAGGTACATTCCAAGAAAACCCATCCAAGTGATGTTGTATTTTTCTACACAGACCCTTATGAAGAGGAAATGGTCTATCTCAATACAGATCTAAAGAGCTATGCGGTGGGATCTATTGGTAAAAAAATGGTCGAAGGTGCCTTAACCTCACTTGCTTTAGCTACCGAGTGTGCGAATGTAAGTGAAGAGTGGCGATTGAAATACGTTCATGATGATTCTTTAGGTTATAATGTAAGAGGTTTGTTATTTTTGTATAATCATGATAATCTATATGATAAAGATTTCTATGAAAATATTACAAAAAAATTAGATCATTCCGTTATAAATTGTCCTCCAAACATAAAACTACACTTACTTGACCCCTATAAAATATCTGATTTAATAAATATATCCTCTGACATAACCAAATTAATAGGCTCTGGAAAACTTCCACAGCCTGATAAGTTTACTTACTATTACCCAGATCTTTCTTTAACAAGAATAAAACACCCCATCAACCAAACAACACCTGCGACAATTGAATTATTAACATCGCCATACATCATAATTAAACATGAGGCTTTTAGCTGGCTTAAAAAAGATATCCCAGAAGGGTATGTTGTTTATTACAATCAACCCGGTGATTCATTAGATGAATTTGTGTACTTTTTTGACATGCTATCAACTTATCAGATACTCACTGAAGGCAAACCAATTTTATTACGTCATTGTCATATCCATCCAAATGAAAATGCTATTCATCATTTTGAAAAAGCTAAAAAGAAATACAGTACAGACTGGCTGTTAGGTGAGGATGAAAGACTTTTTCTTAAATTTGACTTCGAAAAGACAGACAAAGTTGTAGTTGAATATAATCTTGAAAAAATTGGGATGGAGCAACGATAATGGCTAAAAAATTATACTTTGCGACTGACAAGAATATTTATGATGCTTTGCATCATAAAAGAATAACCCCTGCAAAATTACATGAATTATTGCTAAATAGAGGTGTTTTTTTATCACCAGAACTCGACAAGGAAATACTTATCGAGGAAATATCAAAACTCCCCCATGGCTTTAATGAATTAGAGCATATAAAAAAGATGGTCAAAACATATGATCCAAGAGAAAGCATTACCAGTGTGAGTTTTCAGACCACAACAAATCAGGCCGAATTAAAGAGCGCAGCTGAAGCATTGAAAAAAACATGTTCACCCAGTAAAGGGCAAAGCTTGAATATCGTAGCGAAAAAAGATGGTTCTCTGACAGTAGAATATAACTATGAAGAAATAGACTTATCTAAAACCGCTCTGCGTCAAATAGATAAACGGAATGTCATAATAGAACTTCGCCCTGGTGTTGACAAGGTTGAAGTACGTATGCCACAGAATCCTGAGGCAAAAAAAGTTATTGAGGGTCTGCAAAACGAGCTGTCTAAAATCAAATCTGAGCCTATTGAACGTTTTGAAATTTCTTTAATGGCAATCACTGACCCTACATTGCGAAGCCAGTTCTTTCAAGAGTTAATGAATGGACTACATGGTTATGAGACTGATGATGTAACGAAAGTAGAATTAAATCGCAGTATTGACGCAAGTGAAGATGAAGACAAAGAAGAAACAATCGATACCGGATTCGTCAAGAAAGCTGTTTTGAATGGTGAAGGTGTTAATAGTTCGCCTATATTTTCTCAACTACACGAGAAAGGTTATTATATAGGCCGTATCGCATGGTCTTCAAAACCGACAAGTGGAGTTGGTGACAGAATTAACGTTGAAGCATTTTTCAAAGACTCTGAAAATTGCTGTGACTTTGCCTATCAAATTAAAGGGATAAATAATCAAAAAGAAGACGGATTCAATGTGACAATTCGTGCGGCAACGGCACAAGAGAAAAGACATATTAGTGAATTAATTGAGTCAGCCGCTGAAAATGCCTATAATATAATAATAGGACCAGAGGTAAACGAACATGAAGAAGGTTAAGTGGCTCAAATTAAACATACGGCTTGAATTTGAAAAAGCTGTTAAACGTCTTTCTCTTGATTCTTTTACCGAGGATAAGGGGAAAGGGTTTATTTTTGATAAAATACGTCATGATTCTGCACATGGACGCTTTGTTGAGCGTATTATTTATCACGATCAAGTTTCTAATTTTGACGGAAGCGAAACTATCGTAGAAAGAGTCGAATACCGCACTACTAATTTCAGTGTATCTTTAGATACTCTTCCTATAATGCAACTTACTAACCCTCCGCGAACTTTAAAACCGTTTTCACAGGCCTTAGTCAGAAATCTTGGCTTAGGCGTTAGCCTAGAAGAGATTGATATAAATCCGATGGACTGGCTCAACGAAATATCTTCAAATGTGAATATAAATCTAACACAACTGGATATTTCTAGAGTTAGAGTCGCTGATTACGCTACAGCTAAAATGCAAATAATTGGCAGCAGTGACCTTAGAAAATATTATAAAGAAGAATTAGAGGGGAAGAAAATAAGAATTGACAAACTTGTTTGCTCCGTTAATTCATTAGAGTATTCTGGTAAACTTAAAATTACTAATAACGCTCTTGCTTACATTGACGTTAAAAATGAAAATAATTTTACAAAAATTGTATTTGATACGTTGAGAAAGATTGCTCTTCAATCATAGATGGCTTATAAGGTGTTTTTTTAACTAACACCTTGACTTACTTGCTGTTCAACGTGCTGGCGTCAGAATTAATTACTGACGCCAGCAACATTTCTTAATGCAGCCAGCTGTCGTCTTCCCACACCTTCTGCATAATTTTCATCACTTGTTTTCTTTCTTCGTCCAGTTGCAGTCCGGTCAGTTCCACACCGTTAGAGCTACCTTTACGGATACGGATTACCGTTTTGGGATACAGGGGGCGCAGATTGCGGTAAAGCTCGGATTCAAGGGCGTCCAGGGTAGACTGGCTAATCTTCTGCTCTTTATCGATCATTATTTCAATGCGCATAAAAGTCACCTCAGCTGATGACATCCATTGAGCGGTTGTATTCGTGGCTTCTGATTTTTGCCATGAGTTCATCAGTCAATTCAGAAACCCACTGCAAAGCCAGCCCCTTCTCTTCATCACTACACTCACTAGCCGCTACAAGCTTAAGAAAAAAATCAATGCGCTGGAGCTTCAAAGACTCCAAAAAATAGTCCTGCATCTTTCCTCCTATGACACCAAAGCAATACTGTACACATAACCACTGTTTATATTTACAGTATATAATAATCTTACTGATGTAAAACGTTTTTTTTACGCTTATCAGCCTGATATGCCTGGTATTATTAAGAGCATGAATTGTTAACCAGCGTAATTAATACAGGTTCCGCCACTTATCATCTTCCTGCAAACGCTGGTTCCGATAGAAGATACGCAGGCCTGCTCCTGACGGAATACTGCCACCGCGAAAGAGTAAATCTACCTCTTTCTCGCTGCCATCAAATCCTCTGGACTTCAGTTCATAGACGAGCTGCTGTCGTTGATGGTCTGTAATTCGCTGTTTGTAGTCTCTACGCCGTTTCGGTTTCACCAGGCGTAACCTTGCAGCCAGTTCCCGGCGCTCTTTTTTGTTCATACTGTGCAGAAAATCGTGCAACTCCTTGTCATCCATGCGGGTAATATCCGTTCTGGTGTCCCCATCAGCTGATTTATCTTTCTCCTGTTGGTTCAAATTTTCAGCAAGGGGACAGTTATTGCCACGAGTCCAAGGGGCGCAAGCGCCCTGGTCGGCTGCCGCCTCCTGAACGTCAACGGCCTTACGAACCATTTTCCACTTCACTGCATGAGTACAAATCTTGCCCTCTGCAATGGGTGACCAGATGCCATAAATACGAATACCGTGATCGCCATAGGCGGTCGGCTCTTCGTTAATTTCATAAGCTGTTCTGATAAGGTGATATTTGCGGGGAACCAGTACGCCGCCCTGCTTCATAATGTAGGTGGCAAAACAACCAGCATCAGCAGCAGCCAGGATTGCATCAAGGCGCGGGTTATCCAGTACCGGCGCACCTGCTTTTTTGTCCCCCTGTTGCCTTGCCGCCTGACCAGCCAGCAATCGCAGTTCACGGTAAGCCTGACGCCCCGGAATGCCAAAGAAGCGGAATTGCTGAACACGATGCAGAGACGCCCAGGCATTAACGTATTCAGCATTATCACGCAGGGATTTCCCCGTTTCCTTGCTGATCTCGCCAGCCAGACCACGCCCGTCAATGTTCTTACTGATGTATTTCGCGATGTAGCTTGTTGGCGTACCTTTGCGCGGGTTAATCAACTCAGACTTAAAGCGCGGCCCAGTGTTATTGCCCAGCTCCTCGCGGTCTTCACGGATGGCAAACTTACGCAGTAATGCAGTGATGGCGCGGCGGTCTTTTTTGCGCATAAAACACAACAGGTGCCAGTGAACTGTACCGTCATGATGCGGCTCAGCCACCCGCACGCCATACCAGCGCAATCCGGCTTTGTGCATCGCCTTACGAAATGCAGCAAACATGCCGACCAGATAATCACTACTTTGTCTTACCGTCGCATTTGTCCAGGTTGGGTTGGGCCTGCCGTTATTTAGCGTGGAATGGAAACGTGACGGACAGGTGATGGTGTAGAAAACGGCGCAGTCACCGCGCATTTCCGCGATAAGCTCCAGGCCTTTAACACAGGCCATCATCTCATTGCGGCGATGCGCAGGGTTGCTGCTGCTGGCGTTTACCACATCCTCCATGTCCAGCGTGTCGCCGTCTTCGTTCACCAGTTCATGAGAACGAAAAAACTCCAGCGACTTACGGCGCTGCTCACGTTTATGCATCACGGCTTCATAGCTGACATAGGGAGATGCTTTTTTGCTGACCAGGCAAACAGCACGCAACTGCTCTTCCCGCCATTCGCAACGCATCTTCCATAATTTCCGGTACCACCAGTCGGCGCACAACATACGCGCCAGCGAACCCGGAATGAGTTCATAGGGCACGGGTTTACGGCGGTTTCTTTTCCGGCGGAGTTGATCAAACGCAGGCGGGATGACATCCAGACGCAGGGTTTCCGCTGCCACCTTTTCCCATGTCTTGCGGATTTCTTCTGGCTTAACGTCATCGGTGACATACAAATCGCCACAAGCTGCATCAAGGCACATGCTCATATGCGCAGCGACAAGGGTAGACAAGCGTTTCACCTGATCCTGACTCATTTCAGGCAGGATCAGCAGGCCGTCCAGCCCTTCATGGCTTGCCATAAAGCGAAAAGAAGTGGATAGCTGACTGTCGCGTACATGCTCCAGTCGTTCCAGACATGGCTTAATCGTCTCACGCAAATAGCGGGAATAAGCCTTTGGCCTGCCCAGGCTGCTGAAGTATTCAATACGTTGCATCAGCGGCTTGCTGATATGGGAGGGCTGGGCGCTGACGTCTGCCAGAATGACCATGTCCGGGTTAAAACGCTGCTGCTCATGCGCCAGCTTTGCCCGGCTAATGAGCTTATCCTGCTCCATTTCGCGTTGGACAGGATCACGGGATTCATTAAAGAAATAACGCTCCCAGACCTGATCACTCAGTGCCTCGCGGCGCAGTTGTTCCTGCTCGTTATCGGCAGCGTACAGAGTGATCAGGTTTGAAAGCGCAGAAACCGGCGCAACTTCCGCCGGGTCCAGATAAGGGTTAATAGCCTTTTTCGGGCTGTTCCATGAGAATGCTGCGGCGGCCTCGTTAAAGCCGCTGCAGTTGTTCATATCAGCATGGCTCATGCACGCACTCCGTACACGGCAGAACTATCCACGCCACGCGAAGGATCAAATCCCACCCAGCAGCGCGCCCCAGAAACAGCGATGATTTCTGTTGCAGATTTACTCTCACCAGCTGCTACGCCGATGCTGCGTTTTGCCTTGATGTAGTGGTGAGTAAAATTGCGATACAGCGAACGGATCAGGGATGTGTCACTGTTAGAAACAATGACCGGATGTCCTTCTGATGACCGATGTTCAAGAACGGATGCCAGGTGATACTGGTCATCTTCAGTGAAGCCGTCAGTGTGATAACCGGAAAACGTGCCGTCATACGGCGGATCGCAATACACCACATCCCCCGCCTTCAACATCGCCAGCGTTTCATCAAAGCTGGCGCAGATAAACGTTGCCCGCTGGGCTTTTTCTGCAAATGCGCGAATTTCTTTTTCTGGGAAATACGGATTTTTATAATTACCGTAGGGAATGTTGAAATGCCCGCTCTTGTTATAGCGACATAAACCACGGTAACCGTGACGATTGAGATACAGGAAATATACCGCTTTCATGAAATCAGTAATTTCATTTGAGTAATTAAACTCCTGCCTTATGTTGTAATAAGCCACCTCCCTGTTTGCTTCCTTAAATAAAACTCTGGCGCGAGATATAAACGATTCACAATCAGCGGCAACCTTTTTATAGAGGTTGATTAAATCAGGATTAATATCCGCAACCAGATAGCCTGGATAATCCGTCTCCATCATCACAGCACAGGAACCCGCGAAAGGTTCAACCAGTCGCGGGCCAGCAGGAAGGTGTTTTTTCAGTTCGGACATAATTGCGGTTTTATTTCCCGCCCATTTCAGGATGGTGCTCATACAGCACCTCCTGCAATAACATATCCTAAAGCTTCTAATGGGGTTAATGAGCGAATTGATAGCATCACCCATTGTTCTGAAACTGCCATGACGTCATTAACCGGAAGCACATGAGAGATAACCGCGGCCCATTCCCTACCCGTAAATACGCCATGCTTCCATTCGCAAAGAGAAAGAACATCACCAACTTTATAGCCACGATCGTCTTTACGAAGTTCAGCCGTCTTTTGACCTGCAACCACAGCATTGAAATACTTAGGTGCAATTTTTAATTGATGGATACGCACAGCCCCTGTCATACAGCACCTCCGTTGTAATGTTTGCCTTTCAGCTCTGCGATTTCCTGACAGGTAATGCAAAGCTGCACTCCTGGAATGGCGCGGCGGCGTGCTGGCGGAATTGGCGCTTCACATTCAATGCAAAGCACGCGAGACACGCCCGGTGTTTTGGCACGGGCAGCACGGATATGGCGCTGGCGTTCTTCTTCAACGCGCTGCTGTACGAGATCCATTGCATCAGCCATTAGTGGATCTCCTGCGCTTCGTTCTGGATTGCTTCAGCGGTCACACGCAGCAGTTCTGCCGCTTCGACGTGGTTTAGCTGGCGGGATGTGATATGACACGCCAGGCTATCAAGGCGAGCTGCCATTGCTTCAGCCCTTGCCCGGCGTTCTTCCAGACGAGCCTCTGTCAGTAAAATATTAAGCCCTGCATCATCCGGTCCGGTTTTAGTCGTGAGAGTTTCAATATTACGCATAATCAATTCTCCTGAATTTAGATAAAGGGATACCCGGCGGGTTTACGCCATTAATTTCATTAGTTGGTTAATTCGGCATGGTTAGCCGTCTGGGAAATAAGCTCACCACTGCACGAAAATGATTCATTGCTTTAATCAACTCCCGCTTTTCGTCAGTGGTCAGCTCATTAATGCTGATGCTATGACGTTCAGCTGGAATTTTTGCCATAAAGAATATGGCAGCCAGTGCCCGTTTATTTTGTTCATTATTGATATCCCGTGGATCACGCATATCTTTAATAAACCGCTCAAGCTCTGACTCAATATTCAGGCCAAAAACTTTCGCCCTTAATTCCGCTATGTGATTAAGTCCATTCAGGCGTTCACCGGGGCTTAATGGAACAGTCGCCGCAGCGCCATTAATTGCCATAATTCATATCCCCAAAACGCAACTATCGTTCTTTGTTCTTACGGTAACGTTCAAGAGGAGATACATTTTTTCGTATCGTCTCTTTAACCTGCTCTCCCCGTAAAAACGTCCCATCCTTTAGCGTGAAAAAGTAAATGCCATCGCCCGACAACGACGGATAACAACAGAGCAAATCATCTTCAGGTACTGAATAACTCTCCCCTCTGTAACGAAACTGATAAACCACTTCACTTTCCGCTGCATACATTTTGACTTTCTCCGTTTCCCCGTGGTCAATTCAGACAGCAATTCATCTTGTGAACGGCACGGATGCCAGCGTTTACCATCCTCACCCATGATCCAGCCGTGACCGTAGTGCATTGCCGGGCTTTGTTTTACCAGCAGCGATGCAAATGATGGTTCTTTCGTCAGCATAAGCACCTCACAGCAAACCGAATGAAGCACCGAGGCCAGTCACGGTATCAACTGCACTCGCCATCGCAGGATTAGCCTGTAAACGGGCCTGCAATGAAACAGCCGCCAGCGCCATCAGTCGTGTTACAGAGTTAATGCTGCTGATAGCATCACGACGACCTGCACTGGTTTTTACATCGCCAGATACCGCACCTGCAGCAACACGCCCGATCTCTGCGGTTGCACTCATGACGTAATGTGGCAGTTTCTCTTTTGCTACCTCATTAATCGGTACACATGGCAGACAATGAATCTGTGCCAGAAAACCATCTACCAACGTTGAATCTTCAGTCAGATCGGTAAGCAGCCAGATTTCTGGTGCGGTTAATAAATGAGGTTGAGCTGGGTTCAGCTTGTTCCGCAGAATCTGCACATTCATGCCCGCACGTTCTGCCAGTTGCACCAGATTGTGGCGCAGTGCGAATGCACGACAGGCTTCATCAAAATGTGGATGTTTGGAAACTTGGTAATCAAACATGGTTTTCAACTCCGAACTTATCGCAAAATCGAACTCAGCGTCTTATTGCGAAAATAGACGTCTATTAAGCAGACAAAGCATCAACAGTCAGAGCAGCCAGGTTAATCATTACCTTTTCACGTTTTTTGTCTTTACGAAGACGATGACGAGGTAGTCGGCCATCAGCCAACATGTCGTTAATCGTATCAATAGAAAGGCCAGTCAGTTCGCTATAACGTTCGATTGTGACATGTGGTGTATTCAGAGTAATTGAAATGTTAGGTGTCATAAGGCAACATTCCTTCTAGATATGGCTTGTGGCGAGCCGTTGTTTGTCGTGATTAGTAGTGAAGGCTCCAAAAGAACACTTCTGGTTCAACTTTAAGATCGCTTTTGGAATCTGTCAACGAATTTTGGATTTCTTTGGAGGACTTGTGGATTTCAATAGCGGCGGTAAGAAAGCCATAGAACGTTTAGTTGAAGCATATGGGTTCGGTACTCGTCAGGCTCTCTGTGATCATTTAGGTGTTTCTAAGAGCACCATGGCAACGCGCTATATGCGTGATATTTTTCCAGCAGATTGGGTAATCCAGTGCGCCCTTGAAACGGGCACCTCGCTTAATTGGCTAACAACAGGGCATGGTTCAAAGCAAGCATCAGCAAATACAAATACTATAGAAGTAGAAAAATATTTATTGTCTGATGGAGCATTGCAGAAAGACGGTTTTTATATTTTTGATAAGGGATTTCTACCCTCTACGTTTAAAAAACCTTTTGTCATCACAGATAACAATTCTGAATTTATTTGTGATAAAGAATTTGATGATATACGTGATGGTAAATGGGTAATAAGTATTGATGGCGAAATAACGATCCGTGACATTACTCGTTTACCCGGTGGAAGAATCTTCGTCGAGGGTGGAAACAGAGCCTTCGAATGCAAGATAGAAGACATTGAAATAATTGGTAAAATTATAAGTTTAACAGTCAAGTATGTTAAATAGTACCGGGAGGAAACTATGCTTGGTAAGGTATTTTTTGTGGTTTTGTCATGTTCTTTGTTATTAAACCCACTAACTACCTATGCTAGAAATTATCCCTGCTCAGGGAAAAAGGGAGGTGTTTCTCACTGTACCTCAGATGGCAAATTCGTTTGCAATGATGGAACTATTAGTAAATCCAAAAAAATCTGTACTAAAAACTCACGATAACTTTTGTTTTTATATCTGCGTCTAAAATAAAAATGAGCCGCAGGTTAACCGCAAAAGTTACATGCTCACATAGCAAAAAGAATAGCCAACTTCATTATGGCTTCAGTGAGATGTATGGTCGTAGGATTTCATACATTGACACTGGTTATACATACAGTAAAAATGCTCTCTACTGGAGGGCATTTTTTATGGCAGTACGAAAACTCACCACAGGGAAATGGCTTTGCGAATGTTACCCCGCCGGACGAAGTGGGCGTCGTGTGCGTAAACAATTCGCCACCAAAGGCGAAGCTCTGGCTTTTGAGCGTCACACGATGGAAGAAACCGAATCAAAGCCCTGGCTGGGCGAATCAGTGGATCGTCGAACCCTGAAAGACGTGGTTGAGCTATGGTTCAAACTACATGGTAAATCTCTGACTGCTGGACAGCATGTCTATGACAAATTGCTGCTGATGGTTGACGCTCTAGGCAATCCTCTTGCAACCGATCTCACCTCTAAAATGTTTGCCCACTATCGAGATAAACGCCTGACAGGCGAGATCTACTTCAGCGAGAAATGGAAGAAAGGAGCAAGCCCGGTCACCATTAACCTGGAGCAAAGCTATCTAAGTAGTGTTTTTAGCGAACTATCCCGTCTGGGCGAATGGTCGTATCCGAACCCACTGGAGAACATGCGAAAATTCACCATCGCAGAAAAAGAGATGGCATGGCTTACCCATGAGCAGATTGTTGAATTACTGGCTGATTGCAAACGTCAGGACCCAATTCTGGCTCTGGTAGTCAAGATATGCTTAAGCACAGGCGCACGCTGGCGAGAAGCCGTAAATCTTACCCGCTCACAGGTGACCAAATACCGAATTACCTTTGTAAGAACGAAGGGGAAGAAAAACAGAAGCATCCCTATCAGTAAAGAGCTTTACGAAGAGATCATGGCGCTTGATGGGTTCAATTTCTTCACAGACTGCTATTTTCAATTTTTATCCGTGATGGAAAAAACGTCTATCGTGCTCCCTCGCGGTCAACTGACACACGTTCTGCGCCATACTTTTGCGGCGCACTTCATGATGTCGGGTGGAAACATCCTGGCCTTACAAAAAATTCTCGGACACCACGATATAAAAATGACTATGCGTTACGCACATCTGGCACCGGATCATCTGGAAACGGCGCTCCGTTTCAATCCTCTGGCAACATTGCCAAGTGGCGACAAAGTGGCGGCAGCGGTTGGCATTACCCCGTAA